CGGCCGCTATCTGGGGCTCGGGTGGGTTGGCGAACTGCGCCTTTCCTTCTTCGTCCCGCGTAACGATGACCCGTTCGGTTGCTGGAAACTTGATGGACACGTCGAACTTGTCGTTGGCCAGCACATCCACCTCGAAGCGGATTTCCTCGCGCCGGGCGGGGTTGGCCATCAGATCCGGTTGCTCGATGCGGATCCACTCCGACAAGTGGAGCATCAACCGGTCCGGATCCTCGGCCATGTCGGTGACGATGAGGTTCAGCGTGTAGCTGTACTGGAACGATTCTCCGGGCGCAAAGGTGGACACGATGGACCCGGCATCCACGAATACCAGCAGGCGGTCGGCATCGCGCGCCAGGTCGGGCATGGCGGCCACCAAGTGCGCGCGCAATGCGGCCGGCTTCCTCACGGCGAAGGCTCCGGCGGCGAGTGTTGCTGCACCCAGGCCTGCAGGGCGATTAGCTGCTCGGTGTTGGCGTGGCAGGTGGTGTAGTTGTCGGCGACGGTGTCTGCGACGGCAGAGAGCACAAGCCCTGGGGCTGGCGCATCAGGATCTCCGGCGGCCGGCTCGGGAACACGGCCTTGGGCGGCTGCGTCGTGCAGCCGCACAAAGCCGACAGGGACAGGGCAAGCAGCGTCAGCTTTCGCAGTGACATAGACAGGAACCTCCTTGGTGATGGTGGTGCCGACCTCGCGCACTACTTGCACGCGATCGACGTACTGCGTCACCACTTGGGTGGTGACCTTCGCGCTGTCGGCGATGGCCCGGGCGTCCCGCAGCTGGGCCTGCGCGTCGTCACGCTCCTGCTGCGCGACGTCGATCCGGTGCTCCTGCCACACGGCGCCATAGCCGATGGCCGCCAGCAGCACCAGGACGATGATCAGGGCGATGACGCGAGGGGAGGGCATCACCGCACCTCCAGCACTTGGAGCGCCAGCTTGGTGCGCGCAACGCGGTCTGCGTGACCATTGGGCAGGCGTGTGGTGCGCAGTGTGCCGAGGTTGATCTTGCGGCCAACGCCCAGCACATCGCTCGTGTCGGCGAGCTGGTTGCAGCCCACGTCCTGCCAGAAGGCGGCCGCTGCCAGCGCACCGGCCTCCAGCTCGATCAGAAGCGCGGGCTGCTCTTCCAGTGGCAGGCCGATCAGCTTGCCCATGTGGCGGTAGTTGCCGCGGCCGGTGTGTTGCATCGGGCCCCGGCCGCGGAACAGGTAGCCGTCGCCGCTGGCCTCGCTGCCATTGCCATTCTGGAAGGCGTAGACGTGGTTGCCCAATGCAGCGGGGTTATGCACGAACCGGCCGGCCTGCGCCGGCGAGACCTCGTTGCCGAAGACCTCCAGCAACCGCTCGCGGCTGTAGCTCAGGCTCTCCTCCACACGCGAGAGGCTGAGGCTTTCGTGTCCCACCTGCGCCAGCCAGTGGGCGGCGCGTCGGCGGGTTGAGATCCCAAAGCGGCCGGCAGCGGTGACCAGGTGCGGGTGCCAGCGGACGGCGCGCCCCGCCGGGCAGCGCATGATCCGGGCCAGTTCATCGGCGGTGAACAGCATCAGTTGAACCTCATGAGGCGGGCGACGTTGCCGCGAGCGCGGTAGGTCAGGACGGCGAGGACGATCAGCACACCCAGGTTCCAGGCGGTGACCTGGGCGGCGGCGCCGGCGAGGAGGATGTGCAGCGCCTGGCCGCCCGTGCTGGCGATCAGCAGCCACGCGCACCAGCTGGCGCCATGGCGGTGCCGCGCGTCAGCTGGACGGTGATAGGTGAGCAGGCGCACGCAGATGGCGACGCACGCCACCAGCGTCAGGATGGTGACCAGGCTATGCACTGGGCGGACCTCCACGGCGGATGATCGAGGACAGGTCGATGGCCTTGGCGCGCTCGATCAGCGCCAAGGTCAACGTGATGGCGCAGGCCGCGCACAGGAAGGCGGCCACGCCGGTGGACTTGAGTGGGAGCCAGCGCAAGGCCTCGGGGGCGCCCTGGTAGCCGGCGATCACGCTGATGGCCAGGTACACCAGGCGCAACCACAGCGGCAGCTTGGCGGCCGATACCACGAACAACGTGGCACCAGCGAAGGCACCGATCAGCGCGTCACCGTCGATGCCCGGAAGGATGGAAGCAATGCCCACGCCGGTGGCGATCACAATGCCGCTCGATACGGAGGTGGGTTCGGTCATCAGGTCAGTCCCATAGCTGCACGGTGGCCACGGCCGCCGCGTTGGTGGTGGAGGAGACTTCGGGCAGGTCCACGGCGGTGCCGTGTGGCAGCACCAGACCGAGCTGGGCGAGGCCCGGGTTGAGTTCGAGGGTCTTCTCGACCAGGCCGGTGGTGCTGCCCAGGTGCCGCCAGCACAGCAGATCCACCGTGTCGCCCTGCTGTGCGTAGACCCGCATCAGATCAGCTCCACCGTGGTGCGCGGGCGGGCCTGCAGATCGCTCAACGCCCAGGCAAGGTCGCGGCGCAGTTCGGTGATCGACGGGGTCAGGTCATCGGCGCGCTGGTTGGCGCTGTCGGTAGCATCAAACGAGCGGTATCGCTCGGCCAGCTCGGCGCCGACCGCGCAGTGAATCGCCCGCATGTACAGCGCGACGCCGCGCGGCACGCCGCCGATCGACGGGCCCGGGACTTCGTCCAGCGAGTCGTAGCCGGCCGCCTGCTGGCCCGCGCGCCAGCTGGCCAGCGCATCGTTGACGAACCACATGGCCGCCACGGTGGCTTCGCGCAGCCGATCGTCGGTGACGCTGCCGTCCAGGCGCATGCGCTTGCGGACCGTGTCGAGATCGACCTCCGGCCAGAACAGGGCGTTGGCGATGGTGGCCGCGTTGGTGGGACTGGCGTTGGCGATGAAACCGCTCATGGGGCACTCGAAAAAGTGGCCGGTGGTCGGGGCTTCACCACAGCGGGAGAGAGACGCTGTGGATCAGCCCCGAGCCGGCCGGGTCGCGGGGACGCTCGGTTACGCGCCTTCGCCTTCGGACGTGTTGCTGTCCGTCTGCTCGGCGCCGAACTTCTTCAGGACGCGCTCGGCGCGCTCCAGATCCTTCTTGCCGCCGCAGCTGCTGTGCAGCTGGATGGCGCGGTGCAACGTGACGACCGCCAGTGAGACGTTGGCCTGGTCGCTGGGCTGCGGCTCCTCGCCCACCGTGGCCATCAGCCCGCGTCCCCAGGCGAGCATCAGCTTGGCGCGCACCTCGTCGGGCATGTCCTGGGCTTCGGTCAGCTCGAAGGCGCTCTGCAACACCTGCAGGTCGAACGCTTCGCCTCCGCGCTGCACCTTGTTTGCGGCCTCAGCGATTTCCTCAGCGACCAGACAGCCGATGGTGCGCTTGAAGCGATCGGGCAGCTTGAGGTCATGGCGCAGTACATAGCCGGCCAGCTCCAACCCGCGCCCATAGTTGCCGGCGTCGATGTGCCAGACCATTGCGTTGGTGACGATCTCGTCCTGGGCGCCGCTGTCGGCCTGCAGCACGCCGTCCAGGTAGGGCTCGTACTTGGGCAACAGCTGCCGCTTCAGTTCGGCCTTGCCTTCTTCGCTCTGCACTGTCTTCAGGTGCAGGCGGTCGCCGTGCAGCTCGGCGAGCTGCTGTTCGTAGAGGGTGGACCCGGCCATCAACTGGCCGGGGGCGCGCTTCTCGGCCTCCAGAGCCGCGAGGACGCGGCTGTGGTGGCGCTTGGCGGGAGAGTCGGCCATCTTGCTCAGACCAACTCGATGTTTTCGACCACGCAGCCGAGGCCGTAATCCTCGACCACGTAGGCGTCGTTGGACGACTCGAAGTTCTCGATGCGGTTCTTCGAGGGCTTCTCCTGGATGTAGCGACGGCGGCCGCCCAACTGGTAGTACAGCGACAGGTTGGCCAGCGAGGTGATCATCAGCGCGCCGGCCGGAACGAACGGCACGCGGACCGCCTGCAGGCCGCCAACGCGCTTCTGGCTGATGATCAGGTCGCTGGCGATCTTTTCGGTCGCAGGCTGATCCTGATTAAGCAGCGGGAAGTACTTGTCGTGCAGCAGGCTGCGGCTGAGGATTACGACCAGGCCGGTGTCTTCCTGGTGCCACGGATCGATCAGGTTGTTGACCGCGTCGTACACCAGGGCGTCGAGATTGGCATAGTCGCCGCCGGCGCCCACACGGACCTTGCCGGCGGTCGTGCCCTCGTCCAACACGCGCTGCGGCGCATTCTCCCGGTACTGCTGCAGCCAGCCAGTGTTGACGTCCTGCAGCAGCGGGCTGGTGACGCGGTTGGTGGTGGCAGCGGCACTGGTCCCGTTGAAACCAATCATGATGCGGTCCAATGCCTGGCGCTGGATGATTGCGTCGCGCAGCACGGTCTGAAAGTTCGGGAACTTCGCCCAGGCGTCGAGCCGGGAATACGGGATGGCCGTATCGAAGTCGGTCTTCTTGCAGGTGTAGGTGTTCTTGTCGAGCGCGGTGACGTCGTTGGGCACGCGCTCGCCGCCGCCGCTGGTGTCGGTGCGGCCGGCGATGGTGCTGGACACGCCCACGCCCACCTTTTCGCCGGACAGCTCATCGACGGGAACAACGTTGATCTTGCCGAGGAAGTCGCTGGACTCCTGCATGCGGGCTTCCAGCTTCTGCTGGGTGGTCGGATCGACCGAGAAAGAAACCAGGGCCGAAGACACGCCGCTGAGCTTGGCGATCTGGCTGGTGTACTGGTCGAACTGCAGGCGGGTTTCGTTACGCATGGGTGCTCCGAAGAAGATTGGGGAACGGGCGTGCGGGTGGGACCGGCGGGCGCCGGTCAGCAGTCGGTGAGGGCGGTGGCGTCGTTGCCGGTGACGGCCGGACGCTGCTGCTGCGCCGGGTCGGGCTGCTGCGACAGCTGCGTGCGCAGCGCGTTGAACTCCTCGGTCAGCTTGGCCAGCGCGGTGTCTGCCTTGTCCTGGGCGGCTTTCAGGCTGGCGAACTCGGCGCCCTGATCGATCTGGCCCTGGGCAAGCTCGGTGACGATCTGGCCGATCGCAGCGAAGTCGGTGTCCTCCGGCTGCGGTTCGGGTTCGGCGCCGAGCAGCTTCTTGAGGCGAGAGAGCAGGGCCGCACCAGGCGTTGGAGCTTCGATCTGCTCTTCCAGCTCCACCTCGGTCTGCGTGGCGGCGCTGAACAGGTTGTCCTTGGCCAGCTTGCGATCGGCCAGCGGGTTGGCCTCGGGATTCTGCGCGGCGAAGGCGAGCATCGAGGTGCCGATGCTGGCCGGGGAATCGGTCACCGCCAGCCCCATTAGGTAGGCCTTGCCGGAGTCGGCGAACTTGGGCGAGACCTCAATGCTGGTGAATAGCTTCTGCTTGAGCTTGTTGACGATGTTGACCAGGTCGTTGGTCGGCTCGATCTGAGCGAACAGGGCCAGCTTCTTCGCGCCGTCGATGGTGATCTCTTCGGCCTTGACTGCGGTCACGTCGCCGTAGGCGCGGAACGGGGAGTCCGGCAGCATGCTGCGCATGTGCTCGATCCAGATCCGGGCGCTGTAGACCTTTGGGTCGTAAGTGGCGGCCATGTCCTGGATCCAGCTGCGCTCGATCTGGCGACCGTCGGTGGTGGCACCTTCGACGGCGACGCAGAAAAACTTCGACTTGAACTTCTTCTTCATGGATCCCCCGCGCTGGGCGCGTTGTTGAGGTGATGGATCCATGGTCGAGTCGCGCGAGACGCGCAGCAATGAAGCCGCCTTGTAAGTCAGGCGGTTACGTGCGTGTGAACTACTGAGATGCGAGGGCGGAAGTCAGCCTATTCAACATGACTGCCGTTGCTGAAAAGCTACCCCTCGATCCACGCCGCCAAGCCAAGTTCCTGTACTGGATGGGCTGGCGCGTGTGCGAGATCGCCGAGGCGACCGGCGAGAAGGAAAAGACGATACACAGTTGGAAGGCGCGTGACGAGTGGGACCGCGCTGACAACATCGCCCGGATCGGCGGCGCGCTGGAAGCACGGCTGACGGTCCTGATCATGAAGCCGGAGAAGACCGGCGGCGACTACAAGGAAATCGACCTGCTGCACCGGCAGCTGGAGCGGCAAGCCCGCATCCAGCGTTACCAGGGCGGCGGCAACGAGGGTGACCTCAACCCCAACGTGGCTAACCGGAACGCTGGGCCGCGCAAGCCGCAGCGCCGCAACGACTTCAGCGAAGAGCAGGTCGAGAAGCTGATCGACGCCTTCAAGGAGGGCTGCTTTGATTACCAGCGCGACTGGTACAGGGCGGGCACCCAGCGCACGCGCGCCATCCTGAAATCGCGCCAGATCGGCGCCACGTTCTACTTCGCCCGAGAGGCGTTGATCGATGCGCTGACCACTGGCCGGAACCAGATATTCCTGTCGGCGTCGAAGGCGCAGGCCCACATCTTCCGCGGCTACATGCAGGCCTTCGTGCGTGAGGTGCTGGACGAGAAGCTGTCTGGCGGCGAAGCGGGCATTGAACTTGCCAACGGGGCGCAGCTGTTCTTCCTCGGTACCAATGCCCGCACAGCGCAGGGTTACCACGGCAATTTCTACTTCGATGAGTTCTTCTGGACCTATGGCTTTGAGGAGCTGAACAAGGTCGCCAGCGGCATGGCGATGCAGAAGAGGTACCGCAAGACCTACTTCAGCACGCCATCGAGCATGGGCCATGAGGCCTACCCGTTCTGGACAGGCGAGCGCCGCAACCGCGGCCGCCCGGCCAGCGAGCGCATCAAGATCGACGTCAGCCACGACGCCCTGATCAATGGCCGCGCGTGCGAGGACCGGGTGTGGCGCCAGATCGTCACGATCATGGACGCCGCGCGGCGTGGCTGCGAGCTGTTCGACGTGGCAGAACTTCGCGAGGAGTACAGCGCCGAGGCCTTCGCGAACCTGCTGATGTGCGAGTTCGTGGACGACGGCGCCAGCGTGTTCCCCCTCGCCATGCTGCAGCCGTGCATGGTCGATAGCTGGATCACCTGGGGCCAGGACTACAAACCTTTCGCCCAGCGCCCCTATGGCGACCGCGCGGTGTGGATCGGCTACGACCCGGCCGAGACCGGCGACACCGCAGGCCTGGTCGTGGTGGCGCCGCCGCTGGTCGATGGCGGCAACTTCAGGGTGTTGGAACGCCACCAGTTCCGGGGTATGGACTTCAAGGCCCAGGCCGAGTTCATCCGCAAGATCACCCAGCGCTACTGGGTGACCTACATCGGCATCGACACCACCGGCATGGGCACCGGCGTTGCACAGCTGGTCAAGCAGTTCTTCCCGGGTGTCACCACCTTCAGCTACTCGCCCGAGGTTAAAACGCGGCTGGTGCTGAAGGCCTTCGACGTGATTCACAACAGCCGCCTGGAGTTCGATGCCGGCTGGACGGACCTGGCCCAGTCGCTGATGTCGATCCGCAAGACGATGACGGCCAGCGGCCGCCATTCCACCTACACCGCAGGGCGCAGCGAGGAGACCGGCCACGGCGACCTGGCGTGGGCGCTGTTCCATGCCCTGCAGAACGAACCGCTGGAAGGCCGCGTGGCGGCAACTGGCTCGATGGAGATCTGTTGATGACCAACCCCGACACCGTCGCGGCCGACGCGGCAACGCCGCCGGCAGGGATCGATGCCTTCACCTTCGGTGACCCGACGCCCGTCCTGGAACAGCGCGGGATCTACGACTACCTACAGTGCTGGCAGAACGGCCGTTGGTACGAACCGCCGGTCTCCCTCGAAGGGCTGTCGCGCACCACACGATCGAACCCGTACTTGGCCTCGGGCTTGATCTTCAAGCGCAACATGCTGGCGCGCACGTTCAAACCGCACCCGCTGCTCTCGCGCGAGGCTTTCGAGCAGCTTTCGCTGGACTGGCTCACCTTTGGCATGGCCTACATCGAGCGGCGCCGCTCGCGGCTTGGCTCCACACTGGCCCTGCACGCGCCACTGGCCAAGTACATGCGTCGCGGGATTGTCGAGGGCGAGTTCTATCAGGTCCAGGCATGGGGCCA